AATCTAGAAAAGCTCATAATCGGAATTCTTGCGGCAATGCCCGCAGGATACGTCGTAGGCGTAATTGAAAAGCCAACGGTGTTGGAAGTAGGACAGTCTCCAATGCTTGTCGCTGACATAAACGTTTCGACTTATTACACTCAAACAACATAGGGGACAAAATGCCAACGACAATCATAACTGGTCGCGATTTAGTCGTGACCATTGCAACCGTTAACTATGACGCACAGGCGACCAGCGCAACTCTTGCGAACAGCCCAACCGTCGAGACATACCAAACACTGGACGGCAAGGCTTACAAGCACATTGACGATCAGTGGACTTTTGACATTTCAATGCTTGCTGACTGGGGCGCATCAGGTTCACTTTGCGAGGCATTGTGGACAGCTTGCGAAACAGCACCAAACACAACGCTGGCAGTTTCAATGACAGCCGTGACAGGTGCAGTCTTTGCATTTAACGTAATGCCAGTGTTTCCAAGCGTCGGCGGTGCTGCACCAGATGCACAGACCGTTGACCTATCATTTGTCGTAGTGGGAACACCTACTGAGACATTTAGCTAAAAACTACTAATCGGGAGACAAAATGAAACTACCAATCACAATTGAATACACAAACGGCGATCAGATCACTTACACAGCTGCACCGCCAGAGTGGGTCAAATGGGAAAAGCACACAGGTCACACAATTGCTCAGGCACAGGAAAAGATCGGCATTTCCGATTTAGTATTTCTTGCCTATCACGCCATGAAGCGTGAAGCAGCTGGAAAGCCTGTTAAGCCGATCGACATTTGGACAGAAGGTATTGCTGAGGTAATCGTGGGTGAGGCAAACCCAAAAGCTACGCCGTCGGAAGCCTTAGCAGAATAGTTTGGGAGGTAGCTCTGGCAACAGGGCTACACCCAGATGTTTTTGAGACAGCCGAGGACATACTTACCGTCATTGAGATTTTGGAAAGGCGAGCAAATGGCTAAAGATGCAATCAGCTATGACAAGGCTGAGCTGCGCGCCATTACTCGATCTTTTAAGGCTATGGACGACGAGGCGTTAGACCAAGCCAAAGAGGCAACGTCTGCCCTTGCTACTTATGTGCAGGGCAAAATTAAGTCAGCAGCTAGTACCAAAACGCGCAACCTTATTGATAACCGCGTTGCGGACGGCTCAAAAGTTTCTAAATCATCAAAAATTGGTGAGATCAGTTTTGGTTACGCATCACAGAAGCTAAGCGGTGGTGCAAGCACGCAACAAGTCTGGGGCGGCGTTGAATTTGGTTCTAACAAATACAAACAGTTCCCAGTGTGGTCAGGTCGAGAAGGTCGAGGGTCACGCGGTTGGTTTATTTATCCAACCTTGCGAGCTGCGCAACCTGAGATCATTAAGCAGTGGGAACAGTCATTTAACAAGATAGTTAAGAGGTACAACTAATGGCTGGAAGTCGTACCCTCAAACTTTCCATACTTGGAGACGTTGACAACCTCAACAAATCGCTTAAAGCTGCCAGCAAAGATGTTGACACTTTTGGCGACAAAATGGGCAAGGTTGGCAAAATGGTTGGCGCAGCTTTTGCAGCTGCTGCCGCTGCCGCTGGTGCTTACGCAATCAAGATTGGCGTTGAAGGCGTCAAGGCGGCAATCGAGGACGAGAAGGCACAGACACAGCTTGCCGTCGCCTTAGAAAACGCCACAGGGGCTACAAAGGCACAAATTGCTGCCACTGAGCAATCAATCTTGCAAATGTCTTTGGCAACTGGTGTGGCAGATGATGAGCTGCGCCCAGCTTTGGGACGGTTGGTCAGATCAACCTCAGATACAGAAAAGGCACAGCAACTACTTGCCACAGCTTTAGACATCAGCGCAGCCACAGGCAAACCGCTGGAAAGCGTTGCAAATGCTTTGGGCAAGGCTTATGACGGCAACACAGCATCACTGGGCAAACTAGGCATTGGCTTATCAGCTGCCGAATTAAAAACCATGAATTTCACTCAGGTGCAAGGGAAATTGTCAGACCTGTTTGGCGGTGCAGCAGCTCGTAACGCTGACACTTACGCAGGGCGCATTGCTCGCATGCAAATTGCATTTGATGAGGCTAAAGAAACAATTGGGTTTGCGCTATTGCCAATCCTTGAAAAGCTTATGGGTTTTATCAACAACAACGCTTTGCCAATCATTAACGCATTTAGCGGTGCTTTTAGCCTCAACGGCAATGGTCTTGGCGGTGTTATCACAACACTTGGCAACATTATCACCAGCGTATTTACGCCAATTATCAATGGCATGATTAAAGCATTTGGGTATGTTCGAGATGCAATCGGTGACAATCTTGACACTTTCAAGGAATTTGGCGCATTGATCGCAACCTATGTTGCACCAGTCATAGGCACGGTTTTAGGCGGTGCGTTACAGGTTGCAGGCAAAATCGCAGGCGGTGTTATTGACGTCATTGCTGGCGTGGTCAAAATTCTTAACGGGTTGATCTCAGGTGCGGTTGCAGGTATCAATGCTTTGATCTCTGCCTATAACGCAATACCGTTTTTACCAAACGTCAGCAAGATTTCAACACCAACGGTTAGCGTGCCAACAATTAAGACACCAACAGTGCCAACAACAGCGACGACTATTCCAAAAATTTCAGCACCGTCAGGCGGTGGCGCAACGACCACGTCAAGCGGTGGCGGTGTTTCAACAGCTGCAAAAGTGGCTGCGACCGCTGCCGCTGCGACGACTGGCGGCATTGGTTCATTTGATGCTGGGCGTTTCCGTATGGGCGAGGAAAAAGACCGCGTCGGTACAACAATCAATCTGACCGTGACTGGGGCGTTTGATAAGGAAGGCACAGCACGCACAATCGTTGACACATTAAACAACAGCTACTATCGCGGCACAGGCGGCGCAACTAACCTGCAAATAGCATGACCCAGTGGACGCCAGTTTGGCTGGTAGAGATCGACGGCGTTTCATACACTGACGCCGTTTTGGCTAACCTAACAATCAGGTCAGGTCGCACAAACATTTACGAGCAAGCCCAAGCAGGTTACGTCAATTTGCAGCTGCTAGACGTTAATCAGGCGACCATACCTGTCAACATCAACAGCACCATTTCAGTGCAGGTGCAAGACACATCAAGCACATACGTCCCAATCTTTGGTGGGACAGTCGTTGACATTGCTGTTGAGGTTCGCGACGTAGGCAGCACAATGTTCACCCAGACATACAGCATCACAGCACTTGGCGCCTTATCTCGTTTGCCAAAGGCTTTGACAAATGGTGTTTTATCGCGTGACTTTGACGGCGATCAAATCTGGGAAATTTTGTCAGACTTATTGCTTAACACTTGGGCAGAAGTACCAGCAGCTTTAACTTGGGCAACCTACGACCCAACGACAACATGGGCAACCGCAGAAAACGTTGGCTTAGGTGAGATCGATCGCCCTGGTGATTATGAGCTAGCCGCACGATCTAGTGACCGCACAGACGTTTATTCTTTGGTATCAAAGCTTGCAACGTCAGGTCTTGGCTACATTTACGAGGACGCATTTGGACGCATTAGCTATGCCTCAGCTACACACCGCAGTTTGTATTTGTCAAACAATGGCTATGTGCAATTGACAGCTAACCAAGCACGAGCAGCTGGTTTGCGCGTTGAAACCAGAGCAGGCGACGTACGCAATAACCTGACTATCCAATACGGTGCAACCAGCAGTGCAGAGCAAAGTGCCAGCGACGCAGACTCGATTTTGCAGTACGGCACGTTGTCCCAGATTATTTCGACAACCTTGCACAACGCAGCTGATGCAACTCAACAGGCAAATTTCTATTTAGATTTACGCAAAACACCGCAAGCAATCTTTAGTGAGATCACGTTTGACTTGACAAACCCAGAGCTAGACGACAGCGACCGTGACAACCTCATTGGCGTGTTTATGGGTGAGGCATTGGCAATCAATGACCTACCAGCAAACATGGGCGGTATCTTTCAGGGCTTTGTTGAGGGCTGGTCATTTCAGGCGTCGTACAACCAACTCTCGATCACTCTTAACATTTCACCAGTGGCTTACTCATTGCAGGCTTTGCAATGGGACGAAATCTCAGCTGCATTTACTTGGTCGGGCGTGTCGCCAACACTCGACTGGGCGCGTGCGACAATAGTGGTCTGATAAGGAGACAACATGGCAAACCCAACAACAAACTTTGGCTGGCAAATGCCAACCTCAACCGATTTAGTCACAGACTTACCAGCAGACTTTGAGGTCTTTGGGCAAGCTGTTGACACCGCATTGGTTGATCTTAAAGGTGGCACAACAGGTCAGGTCTTGGCTAAGGCGTCTGGCACAGACATGGATTTTACTTGGGTTGCACAAGATGACTCAAACGCAATCCAAAATGCAATTGTTGACGCGAAGGGCGATCTCATTGCAGCTAGTGCAAATGACACACCAGCTCGCCTAGCCGTCGGCAACAACGGCGAGACACTCGTAGCAGATAGTTCCACTTCAACAGGCTTGCGCTATCAAGGCAATTATGCAGCAGGAAAAAATGGAATTCTCAATTCTGATTTTAACATTTGGCAGCGTGGAACAACCGCAACATCAACAACGGACGGCTATCAAGCCGATCGCTGGTATAACTACAAAACTGGTATTAATGTCACAGTTTCACAACAAGCGACTGCTTTACAAAACCTTCCAAATTGCGCCAGATTTCAAAGAGTATCGGGTCAAACTGGAACTTCATCCGTTGCACTTGCACAAATGTTTGAAAACGCCCAAAGCGTAACTTATGCAAATCAAACTATTACAGTTTCTTTTTGGGCTAGAAAAGGCGCAGATTATTCAGCCGCGTCCAGTTTATTATCTTGGCGTTTAATTACTGGCACAGGTGCTACTACTACTAATGTATTTACTCAAGGTTACACATCACAAGCAACAACAGGAACGGGTTCAGTAACATTAACAACATCGTGGCAGCGATTCTCAGTAAATGTCACTATTCCATCGACAACCACACAAATGAGTTTTTATTTTATTACTAATTTTGTGGGAACTGCTGGGACTAATGATTATTTTGAGGTAACAGGTGTCCAGTTAGAAACAGGTTCAGTTGCTACCGCATTTCAAACTGCAACAGGAACAATTCAAGGAGAATTAGCCGCTTGTCAGAGGTACTTGCCTGCAATAAGTGGTGCTTCTAATAGCGTTTTAGGTTACGCCTACAGCACTACAGGAACTCAGATTTACATAAAGTTTCCTACAACGGCGAGAGTGGCAGCGACAGGCGTTACAGTCAATGGCACTTTGGCAGCAAACTACGCGTTAGTAAATCAAGGCTTTACTTCTGGAACTCCAACCGCTATTGCTTTTAATTCAGCGGGAACAGATTACGGAGTTTTGAACATTACAACTACAGCAGGCGCACCAACTTTAGTTGCTGGACAACCTGCACAATTTCAAACACTTACCTCTAATGGTTACATTTTATTTACAGGATGCGAGTTATAAATGGAAACTTACCTAAACACTAACGGCGTTGAGTGCGTTATCTGGACAGATGAGCAAGGCACTCACTCAATGACTAAAGAGGCTTACGACCGCCAGCAAGCGGAACAATCCACACCAATTGTGACGGCAGATGAGTAATTATCCGCAGGGCACAAATGCCCGACTGATCGAGGTTGCAGCTGCTGAGGTTGGAACAATTGAGGAAGGCGACAACCTCACAAAGTACGGCAAATTTACAAAGGCGGACGGTTTGCCGTGGTGCGGTTCATTTGTCAATTGGTGTGCAAATCAAGCTGGCGTCAAAATTCACAGCGTTGTTGGCACAGCTGTTGGCGCACATAAATTTAAGGAAATGCAACGCTGGTCAACTATGCCTCAGCTTGGCTACTTGGCTTTCATGGACTTTCCACATGACGGCGTTGACCGCATTTCACACATTGGAATTGTGGTTGGACTCATTGACACAAAGACATGTTTGACCATTGAAGGCAATACGTCTGGGACAGGCGATCAACGCAATGGTGGCATGGTTATGGTCAAGGTCAGATCGTATGGAGAGGGCAAGGAGATCGTCGGTTTTGGCATACCTAAATTTGTGCCATACAAGGGCGAATTTCCACAGGTAGATGCACCAGCTGCAAAAGCAGCCGCAGTCAAAAAGGAGAGCAAAAAATGGAACAAGCAAAAGCCGTAGCAGCCTCATGGGCGCGCTCATTTCTGGCAGCTGCACTTGCCTTATACATGGCAGGTGTGACTGACCCAAAGACATTGGCAATGGCAGGGGCAGCAGCTGTTGCACCAGTGATCTTGCGCTGGCTTAATCCAAATGACAAAAGTTTTGGCAACTTGGGGAAGTAGCCAGAAACTTGCGGCGGCAGGGTTGGTTTGGGCACTTGCACTAATCCTGTCCGCTTGCGGGTATCAAGGCTGGACGCGCTATGAGTGTCAAGAATTCGACAACTGGTCAAAAGCGGAGTGTCAGAAACCGCAATGCCTCCCAACTGGAACATGCACTGACGACCTACTTGGCATTGACCCGTGATAAGCCAGCACGACGCAAATCACCAGAGGAAGTACACGCGCAACTAATCCTGATTATTGGGGCAACACTAGCTGCGGTGTTTTTGGTTGTAACCGTTGGCATTACCTATGCACTGATCTTTGTCACACAGCCAATTGGGGCACAAGCACCCAATGACGCTGCATTTATTGATTTGCTTAAAACACTTGCGATCTTTCTTACAGGTTCGCTAGGCGGTGTGCTGGCTGGCAATGGACTTAAATCCAAGCCAAAGCCACAGGACACGCCGACAAACACGCAAGGTTCTTGACCGCGCGCCGATCATGCGTCACCCTGAGTTCAGGTGGTAACACTTACCGCCTAGAAATCGGGAGAATTCT